GCAATTGCAGCTTCACGAATAGTTTTCGCTTCAGCAATAGCTTGCTTTAATAAATCTTTGTTTGACATTTTGTTTGTGTTTGTTTGTCGTACGCTTATTAAGTAGTAGCGTAATAGTGTTTTACTTTTAAGTAGATATCACATAAGGATCGTGATATATTCTTAAATAAATATATACTGTTTTACAAAACATAAAAAACCCACCTTTATGGGGTGGGTTAGTTGTTTTTATATGTTAGAGTATACGAATAATATTTTAATATTTTAATTTTATCTTAGGCTTTTTTAAATTTAATTGGATCTGATTCTAGATCTCCTAGTTGCAGTAGCCTTTTTGCCATAGCTTGTATTATCCTTTTATAATCTAGGTTACCTACTCGTTCTTGCCAGTCGCCATATCCTGATGCTTGTCCAATTTGTTGAGCTAGTGTATCTATAAGGGTTAGGTCTATTCCAATTGGTTCTCCTTTAGGGTTATAAGCTGTGAGCACTTTTCCTTCCTGTAGCTGCTTGTTCTCTGTTAAGTGCTTTGCTTGCCAGTTGTGTATATCAAAATTGCTTTCCATTATGCTCTTAATATATTGTTGATAATAGAATCTAATCTATCGTATTTTCCTACTGCTTGTTTTCCTTCGTTTAAAGAAATTGGATTCATAAAAGCTCCTTGTGTAGAAGGATTAGAAACAAAATCCCAGCATACTAATTCAAAGTCTGGTTGAACCATCAAAGTTCCTTCGTTTGTTTGAGTTACTGATCCTGTTCCTCTAGAAGAGATTCCCATTGTATGTCCTCCTTTTAATATCTCTTTTACGATATTTCCTGAAGGTGTGTTTAGTAGTTCCACTTTACCCATCAAGTCATCTCCCTCCCACCATAGTTCTTTTACTACGTGTGAAGCATTTTTAAGAGATACAATTGCTGATTCTGGATGATCTAATTCTCCGTATGCATTTCCTATCTTAACAAAATTCTCTACATAATTTCGAACTTCTTCTTCAAGAATTTCTCTTTTATAGATTCTTCCGTTTTGATTCTTTGCTCCTGCTCTTTGCATGATACCTACCACTTCGTATACTCCGGGTTTAACCTTTGATTCGGTAAGCAGTCCTTTGAAAGGAGTTACATTTACTAATAAATTGTTCATCTTACTTATTTTAATAATTCAGATAACGATTTTTTTCCTTCTGATAATTCATCTTCTGAATCTTCTCCTCTATTATTCCAAATATGTTGAAGTTCTTCGATGTCTCTTCTTAGGTTTGTTTCTGGGTATTCTTGTTTTACTTTTATTAAAAAGTCTTTTAATGAATCTGATTCTTGAGCTGTAATATAAAGGTCTCCCATTTTAGATTCATCTAAGTCTCCTTCATCGCTAGCTTCTTCATATCCTCTTGGATGTGGAATATCATCTGCTTCTTCGTCTCCTTGTAATTCAAACTCTTCTTCTTCGTTATAGTTTTCTGGATCTGAGTAGAATTCATAATCGTTTTCTCCTGGTTGTCCGTAGTTGGCAGATCTTTCAGCTCTTTCTTCATCTCCAAACATATCACCCATTGATTCAGATAATACTTTTTTGATTAGTCTTTTAAATCCTTCTTTTAACTCTGCTTTTTTCATACCGTTAAAAGTGTCAACTGTATTTTTTGCTGTTACAGGAATCATTTTATCATGTAAGTCCACTTTTGGATTAACACCTGCTACTTGGTTTGTATAGAAAATTGAATCTTTTGCTAAGTTTTTAGATACTTTTGCTAATGCTTTTGCATATTCTTCTGCTGTTGGTGTTCCATTTACTCCTAATACTTCCAATTCAACTCTTATTCCTCTAAGAATTTGTTCGTATGGATATTTGTCCATATCGTTGGTTGGTTTGTATCTGTAGTCTGTTAGGTTATTTTTAGTAAGTCTAGCTTCTTCTACCCTAACCTCTTGGATCATTCCTCTGTTCTTAAGAATCTGAACAGCATCATCGTATCCGTTAAAACGAGTTACTAGGTTTGGAAGTTCCATTCTAGCATCAGCTAAGAAATGTTCTTTAGAAAATTTTCCTTCTTGAATTCCGTTATATTTTTCTTGTAAAGTTTTCATATTATTTATTTTCGTCTAAGTAGTCAAACATTTTTGTATGTGAAGGATGCTTTGGTCTTGGTGCCGCTTTAAATCCTAGCTTTTGAGAAGCCTTAGTTGCTGCATTAGCTCCTGCTCCTTTTTTAGAAAAAGCAAATGGTGTAGAATACCCTCCTACTCCTCCAGTTGTGCTCATTTCTTCTAACACTTCCTGTACTGCTTTAATTATTTCTGATCTTTTCATAGACTTCTTAATTCATTTACTAATTCATAGTATTGCATTAATGAAACTAAATGATTATCATCTACTTTTTGTGTATTTTTTATTGGAATAATTACTTTTTGAATTTCTTCTAATTTAATTTTAACTACTTTATCAGTAATATTCTTTTTTAAGTTAGAGATTTCTGTTTGTAATTTAGTCATTTCTTCATTTACTACATTTCTTAATCTAGCTGATGAATTAACTGATACTATAAATTCCTTTAAAATGTTTTTTTGTTCTGGAAGTAGATCTTTATACTGATGATTGAATTTTTCTAGTAATATTTTATATGTTAAAAGTCTTAAGTCTTTATCATATTTAGAATATTCTTCAATTAAAGCATTTTTTACTTGTCCTTCTGCTGTTTTACTTTGAGTTAAGTGCTCAAGTATTGTAGTCTTATTATCAACAAATACATCTAAGTCTACTAGACCTGCTGCGTTTTGTGCTTCCATTAAACAGTATAGAGCTGCTAGTGGTTTGTAAGCTTCTACTTTAATAGAAAAGAATTCTTCTAAATCATAATGACTTTTAAGTTCTTTTATAAGCTCGTATTTTTGCTTACTAAGGGAATTTGTATCTAGCTTTCTAGATATCTCTACTATAGTGCTAAGTATTGATTCTGCTTTCTTAGGTCCTACGCCTTTGTTCTTTAATACAAAATCGTATAATTTAAACTCTCTTACTAGTGTTGTGTTTCCTGTATAGAATTTTCTTAGTACCGTTAAAGCCGGGGAATCCCTTTTAGATAAGGTATCCGCTGCTATTTGCTTTACTAATAGTTCAAATATCAGGCCCGTGTTTTTATACTTACTGTGTTTAATACGCATCTTAGGTATGTCTTTGTTATAAATAGTGTCTAGTTATCTAAATCCTTAATGTTAGCTTCATTTAGAAGATCTGATTCGATTTCTGCTTCTTCCTCAAAGATATTCTGTTTCTTAATAGGGAAGAGGTTTTTATTTCTTAGAAAAACTGACATGGTATTGTTTATACCTTCTCTTACGTTTTCATTATCACTTGGAAAACCGCCTTTCATTCCATGAACTCCTAGTCTGTCTCTTCCACCTACCGGATCTGCTTGTGTACCTATTATTGACATCTTCTCTCTAGGTCTTCCTACTGGTGAAGTTTCGTCATATCCTGCTGGTAACTCACCTTGCTCTCTTCCGTAGATTGAAGCTAGGTCGTGAGGTGTTCCAAAAGATAGTCCTGTTGATACTGGATCGTTTCCTTCGTTTTCTATTTGAGATATCCTAAAGTCTCTCTTAGCATCCTCTCTAATAAGTTCTCTCATTTCGTTGTATTTATCTTCTGAGATGTCAAATAACATATCGTAGATATAATCTGATGAGAATAGTTTTGTTGATTGCATTTGAGTTGCTAAGTCAACTTTTTCTTTCCAAAGTGCTACTTTTTCTTGTTCATAAATGATAGAAGGTGTAGTTAATTTGATTTCAAAGTTTACTAAAGACTCTTTATCGAATCCTTGAGAGTATAAATGCACTAATCCAATTTTGGTTAATTCACTTTCTATAATTCTTTGAAGTCTTTCTACTGTTCTAGCAAAACGAATATCTTCTGCTGCAAGGGTTGCTTTACCTGTAAGGTCTTTTTCGTATCCAAAATATGCTTTTGGCACTTTAAGTGCTGCAAACATTTTATCTCTTAAGTACTCAATATCATTTGTACCATCATACTCTAATCCTTTGGTTGTCTCAATTTTTGTTGAAGTATCACCACCACGAACTGGAAGATAGAAATCTTCCATCATGTTTTGCATGTTGAACTTCAAGTTATATTGACCTGTTTGTGGATCTACATAAGGAGTTTTCTTAATACTGCTAATAGTCTTTTGCATAAACTGCTCAACTTCATTTGGTGGAATAGATCCTACGTTGATGTAGAACATTCTCTTCTCAGGAGCTCTCATGATTCTGTGAATCAACATTGCATCCTCCATTAAAGTTAATTGCTTGTATATCTTTCTAGCTGGTTCGATATATGATCTACCATAAGGAAGGTAGTTTGTATCTGATATTAATCTAAAGTGAGCTACTTCGTAGTTGTCTAGTGTGATAGTTTGTTTACTATTGTTTGGAATGTAATTTGGATCTGCTGAAGAAGCTAATCCGTCTGGATCAATTGAGAATGTTACTTTAGTTGGATCTTCTTTATCCATCCCCTCATGTCTTACCATATGGTAAACTGTATAAGGAAGTACATTGTAAACTCCAAATTTCTCTGAGATCTCTAGTTTTAAAAAGAAGTCCCCGTACTTGCACATATTTCTAACCCATGACCATAGGTTAAATTCGATGTTTAATACATCGTAATATAAGTTATAAAGGACTCTTTGAATATTTTCGTCTGTAGATTTAATAGAAAGAACTTCTCCTACTTGATTCTTAAGTGTAGATTCATCTGCTAGTATGTCTAACGTAGATGCTATGATTGCATCTGTATCCATTGCTTCATAATCTGAATAAAGCTGTACCCTAAGTGTTTGATAGTTAAGGTTTGGATTGAATATGTTTTTGTTATTGTATATGTACAGTCGAGAGAATCTATCCAATAGTGAATTGGTCTGATATTTCCCTGTTGATTGAATGTGATTAACATCAGCAATCTTTAACTCATCCCCTCCTACGTTTCTAACTAATATATCAGTTGAGAATAACCTCTGGAGTGAGGTAAATAAATTTCTTTCTGCCATTTCTGAAATGTTTTATTTATAAATAGTAACTTATCCTAATAGCCAGGTTAAGTCCTCTTGGCCACCAGGCGTTTCCATAAGGTAAGGATTATTCTGCATAGGAGCAACGTTATAAACACCTGTATTTCTTTGATTAAGACTTACAAAAGAGTTCATTGTAGCCCTTGAAAGATCCATTCCTTGTTGTCTCATACGAATGGCTGTATCTCTAACATATAAAGCTGTAGCAAAAGCCATAACTAAATCGTCATTGTAACCTGATTGTGCCTGTGCCTTACCGTTTCTCCATATGAATACCCTCATCTCTCCTAACAATCGTTTAGACTGTAGTATTACTGATCTCTCCCTTACGTATTCGGTCATTTTAGCTATTACTAAAGGTCTTGTTTTAAGAGACATTGTAAATCCTGGTACTAGTTTATCTCTTTCGTATTTGGCCATATAAGATTCAACTGTTTCTGTATCAGATCTAGATGAATAGTATAGGTTTTTATATTCTCTGGATATTACTTGTTCGATTGTTGACCATCCAATATTGGCATTCTCTATTACTAGAAGTGCATCGCAGTATTCTGTTGCTATTCCTACCAATACGTTTCCGTATTCTTTTGGGGAAATCTTACCTTTATATTCTGCTACTTGTGTGCAGCTTTCAATATCAAAGACGTGGAAGCCAGAGTAATCGGTAGAGTCCCCTCTAGCGACATCGGCAACAACCATGTAGGATTTACTATAGTCAGGTGATTCCCATATCCATAGATTTCCATCTACTCCTCTTCTCTCCATTGGATCTTTTACATATGTCTCTTCGTAGAAAGCCATATTTTCAACCTCAATTACTGAATCTCCAGATGACATGAAATCGCAATCACACTCCTGTGCCGCATGTTTCTCTCCTAATTGTCTTGTTTGTTCATCTCTCCAGTCTTGTTGTCTTTCAGGATGCACATCCCATTTTAATTTAACAGGTACGAATCCATTCTCTCCTGCTTCAGCTTTTTCCCATGTTTTGTGGAACCAGTTACCTACACCGTTTGGAGTAGAAAGAGCCATACATTGACCCCCTGTTGCAAGAGTTTGTTGTGCTGCAGTAAATGTTTCTTCAATGTTATCGATAAAGGCAGCCTCATCTATTAAAAGCAATGATACCGCTTCTGAACGAGCAGCATCTGCATTAGATGATTTAGCTGTAATTTTAGAACCGTTTTTAAGTCTTAATGATAACTTATTCTTCTCTGTAAAAGGTAGCTGTAACCATTTTGGTAGATTCTCATACATGAAAATCGTTTTGGTTACAAGGTTTCTAGCTGTTGCTTGTGTGATTGCTAATGCTAGTACGTTTTTATCTTTATGGAAGATCATTAACCATAAAGCGTATGCCGAGGCTAATGTAGAGATTCCTAACTGTCTTGATTTTAGAGTTATTAACATTTTTTCATCTCTGAATAAATGTAATACTCCTTCCTGGAATGGATAGAGGTTAAATAAAATTCTACCTCTTGTTGGATGCTGTATGTAGCAATACTTCTTCATGAAGTAAGCCGGGTCTTTTGCACACTTTACATACTCTTGTGCAACTATTTGTTTGATATCTTGTTGTGACATATTATATACTTATATATTATAAATATGTGGATATAAAAAAACCCACCTTTTGAGTGGGCTTGTTTACTTATTCAATGATACTATTTTCTGTTTTCTGCTAAGAACTTTCTTAAGTCAAATCCTTCTTGTAAAGCTACGACTTCTTTATCTTTAGCTGGAGTCTCTTTCTTTTCTTTACCTGTAAATTTTTTGTCGAATTCTTTTCTTAGTTTTTCTTCTGCTTTTCTTAATGCTACAATATCTTTACGCATTTGTTTAACAGCTTTTTGATCGATGTGTTCAGCATGCTCTCCTTCTTCTAAAGATCCTACTTTAGCCTCTAGTGCTTCGTAAACTCTTTTCATCTCATCCATTTTGTACTTATGAGCTGCTTCGTTAGTTCCGTTCTCAATCTCTTTCATCAATTCTTCAATTGAATTGTATTTTGGAAGAGGTTTTGCTTCTTCGATACTTTCTTCTCCTTCTGGAATGTTTAATTCTGGTGCAGGATTTGGTAGTTGGTTTGGATCGTCTTGACGGCCCATTGTATAGTCTACATTTTCTTCTTCTCCTAATGCATTTTGCACCATTTCTACTAAACGTCTTTCTTTATCAGTTAAAGTACTTTCGTTTACTCCTTCTTCAAATTGTCTTTCAATATCGTGTTGTGCTTGTTCGATGTCATTAGCTTGTTCGTCACCTAATCCAATTTGATTAGCAATTGCTCTCATCTCTCTACCTGGAGCTGATGGATCGTGACTAAATTCTGAAGTGTCTACTTGTCCGTTGTGGAATGCATCTTGTACTGCATCTTCCATTTGTTGAAATTCAGGAGTACCTGGTGTAAAGTCGTCTGCTATTGCATCCATTACTTCATCAAATCCGTAATCACTTCCTTCTTTAAGAATTTGTGTATTCTTTGTAAGTTTATTCTCTGTTAAGAATGTTCTTAAATTAAAATTATCTGCCATTGTGTTTTATTTTTGTTTATAAATAGTTTGTTTTTTGATTAACTAAGGACATCTGCATAGTCGAGATACAGTGTATTAGATCTCCCCTCTTTACTTGGTAATGCATTTTGTGGAAATGCTCTTAATTCTATACCATA